ATCTCGATCGTGGGGAAGACCGGCACCGCCGACAGGAGGTTGACGGGGGTCTCGCCAGAGAGCACCTCGGAGGCGGTGATCGCCAGCGTGCCCCAGGGGCGGCTCGTGCCTGGGCTGCCCGAGAGGAACGGTCGGGGCGTGGACACCAGTCGGAACTCGGCCGTCTCCTCCTCGGGCTCCTGGGCGAACGGCATGGCGGCCACCAGGTCCAGGACCCGGTTCTGCCGTACCTGCGACGGCTGGCCGTCGTCCTCCAGACCGCCGCGGTAGGTCAGGTCCAGGTGCCGCACACCGTTCGGGGACGCGGCCACGAGCCGGAAGTTCCCCTCGGGGCCGACGCCGTTGGTCGGGTCGGTGATGTCGCGCAGCCGTTGGATCGCGCCCCAGGTCTCCACCCAGTTGCGGCCGCCGATCGTCACGGGCAGGAGCACGTCGCGCTCCGTGGTGTAGACGTCCTCCACGGTGGCCCCGGCCATGCCCGGCGAGGTGCCCATGAGCACCTCCACCGGTGGCACGCCGAGGCCCGTAGCATTCGCCCGCCACCGGACCGGGCCGCTGGACAGGTCGACGCGCTGCGACCCGTCCAGCGACTCCAGCCACATCACCACGTCGGGTGTACGGACCGGGGTGACGACCGGCGGCCGGACCGAAGCCAGGACGTAGAAGGTCACGTGATACCTCCTAGCTCGCCAGGTTGTCGAGCAGCTCGGTGCGGCGCTGGGCCCGTGCGACCGCCCGGACCGCCGCGTCACCGCCGTAGTTGTAGACGTTCGCGTTGTACGTCTTGGACGACGGGGCGGCGTTCCCGCCAGACGCCAGGAGCGCTGCCGTCTGGCCCGCGGGGATGACCGTGCCGACCTGGGAGAACCGCACGAGCTCCGGCCCCTCCTCGCCGACGAGGTACGTCTCCCCGGGCTGGACAGGCCCGCCGGATGCGCGCGCCGTGGCGCCGAGGTTGCCCCCCACGTTCACCGCGACGACCCGCCCGGACATATCCCGGATGAAGGCCTCCACCGCGCTGCGCGCACGCGACGTGTCCGCCACCACCTCGGTGCTGACCTTCTTGGGGATCAGCCCGTACTGGTCGGCCAGCGCCTTGGCCTCCGCCTTGGTGGCACCCATGGCCGTGACCTGGTCGATGAACGCCGCGCGCGCCGAGGAGACCCGGCCACGGAGGTCGGACTGCGACTCGCCGGCCGCGGCGGCTGCCGTGACCTGCTCGTACAGCCGGTCCTTGACCGAGCGGAACTGCGCGTCCAGCCGCTTGCCCGCCGCGGTCGAGGTGTCCAGGCGCCCGTTCAGCACCCGGATCGACAGCTGCGAGCCGTCGGCCGCGTACCCGACGCCGGCAATCCCGTCGGCGAGCCGGTTCGTGGCGTCAGACAGGGCGGCGTTGTTGATCAGGCCAGAGCCCAGGTCGTTCAGCTTCTCCTGAGCGGGGTCCAGGCCGTTCTCGATCAAGTTGGTCCGGATCGCGTCGGCCGTGACCTCGGTGCCCTCGTCGAACGCGGCAAACGACTCCTCGGCCTTCTCGCGGATCTTGTCGAACTCGTCGGCCGCGCCCCCCAGATCCACGAACGGGATGGAGTCCAGACCGTCAATCACGGCCCCGATCAGCTCAAGCACCGCGGGACCCGTGGAGGCAACGAAGTCACCGAACCCCTCGGTGCCCGCTGCGGCGCCCTCGGCGAGCGCGCGACCAAAGTCGATCGCGCCGTTGGCTGCGTCGAACAGGAACTGGACGACGGCTTCACGGTTCTGGTTGACGAACTCGGCGAACCCCTCGATCTGGGGTGCAAATGCCTCGGCCAATGCGCCCTTGATACCGTCGCCGGCGAGCTCGATGCTGCGCTGAGCGGTGGCGATCTTGCCCGCGGTATTGTCGCCGAGGGTGGCCAGCGCGCGCTCAGCGGCGCCATCCAGGTCGCGGAACTTGCCCGCGGCAGTGTCGAGGTCCATGGCGAACAGGGCCTCGCCCAGGTCCTCGGCCTGGGTGCCGAACAGGGCCACGGCGGCCGTGTTCCGCTTGACCGGGTCCTCGATCTCGCGCAGAGCGTCGAGGGTCTCGCCGAGCGCCCTGGTGGCGTCGGGGCCGCCCTTGGAGATCCGCTCGGACATCTCTTCCGCGGAGAGCCCGATGGCCTCGAACCCTTCGGAGGTGAGCTCGGAGTCGTCGATCGCGCGGATCGAGAACTCCTTGAGCGCGTCCGCCGCGACGTCCGTGTCCCGGGCACCGGCCTGGACCGCCTGCGACAGGAGGCCGAGCGCTTCGGGACCCTCCAGTCCCAGCTTGCGGAACTGGGTGCCGTACTCGTTGATCGTGTCCAGCCAGTCCTCGGAGACGTTCAACCCCGCCTGCTGGCCCTTGACGATGATGTCGAACGCTTCTGAGGCGTCCTTCGCCAGGCCTGTACGCAGGAGCTGCTGCGCGGCGCGGGTTACGGCGGGGATCTCCTCCCCGAGGATGTCCGCGACGCCCGACAGGGACTGGATGACCTGCTGCGCGTCGCGCTGGGTCGCCTCGGGGTCGAGCAGGCCGGACTGCACGGCGATCCGCGCGGTCTCCATGTTCGACTCGACAGAGTCGCCGAAGTTGCCCGCGTAGGCCTCGCCCGCAGCGGCACCGAGACGCGCCACGGTGGCCTCGTCCATGCCCGTGGCGGCAGCGAGTCGATCGGCCCGCACCTCGACGGCCAGGCCGTCCTGGAAGCCCTGCACGACGGCGTCGCCGGCGGCCTTCGCGATGCCGACCAGGGCGCCCGCGATCGGGATGGTCGCCAGGGCGCCGACGATGCCCGCAGCCATGCTCTTGCCGGATCGCCCACCGCCATCTGCCCCTGCCCTGTCGGCCTTGTCGGCGAGACCGTCGAGCGCGTCCTCGGCGGGCGACACGTCGGCGTCGACCTCGAGCTCCGGGTTTAGGCCCTCGATGCTCCGCGCGGCGGTCTCGACACGGTCCTGGCCCGCCAGGACATCGGTGACGTTCGCGGCGACCTCGACCGTGGGCCGAGCGCCCTCGAGCTGCTTGTTTCGGGTCTCGACCCGGTCCGCTGCCTGCTCGAAGTCCTTGATGTCGCCGGTGAACCGTGACTCCAGCTCGGACACCACAAGCGCCATGCCGTCACCCCCCGAGGGTCTTGCGCAGCCTGGACTCCGGCTCGGCCAGGAGCCGGAGGATCAGTCCCCGCAGGGACGGCCAGGGCTGCTCGAATATCTGGGCGGGCGGCAGGTGGTAGATCGCCGCGAGGTCGGCTACGACGAGGTGCCAGTGCGTGAGGATGTCCCACCAGTCGACGGCTCGACCTGGGCCTTGGCCGCCGGCTTGGGCGACGCGTTCCGGCGGGGCTTCGTACCGCTCGTAGAGGCCCGTTTCCGGGTCGTACTTGCCGCGCCCGACTTCGTCCCAGTCGTCGAGCGTCTGGAGGGCGCCTTCGCTTTTGGGCCCTTCTCACCGGCCGCCGACGCGTCGATGTACCGTTGCGCCGCCGCCTCACCCTGGACCCAGGCGACCAGGGCCACGGTGACGATGTGGTTGCGCACGGGAATCGGGACGTCATCGGCGGCGAGCCGTGCCGCAGCCTCGGCCCCCAGGATCACGACGTCGGCGCCCTCACCGTCGAGCACCTCGGCGATGGCCGCCTCGCGCTCCTCGCCCGTCGGCTTTCCGTACGCCGCGAGCAGCGCCGCGCACCGCAGACTGCGGGCCGGACCAGGCGCAGGGAAGACGTACTCCTCCCCGCGCCAGGGCAGCGTGATCGAGTCCTTGGCCTCGACGGCCTCGAGGTGCTCGGTCAGGCCGGAGAGCTCCATCAGTCCTCCGCGCCGCGGCCAGCGAACGGGTTGGACGCCAGGCGCGTGGCCGGGCCCTTGCCGGTCAGGGTGACGGCCCAGCGCTCGAGCGAGCCGTCGTCCACGGGGGCGATGGCCACGGTGGCCTCGCCCTCCCAGGCGCCCTTGGGGTCGCCGACGTTGCCGGTCGCGGGTGCGTGGTAGAACCGCACCCGCACGACGGCGTCCGAGCCGATCGCGTCGCCCTGCGCGGCGTCGAGGATCGCGTACTCGTCCACGAGGCCCTGGGTGGCCTTGACGCGGGCGGGGATGACGCGGAACGCCAGGGTCCAGTTCCACGCCGAGACGTCGGAGTTGGTGGAGCCGAGGTCGTCGTTGGTCTGCGCGTTGTCGAGCACCGGCGTGAAGGTCTTCACGACCTGGTCGGCGCGGCGGATCGTGATGAACCAGCCGTCCGGGTCCTCTCCGTTGTCGACGGTCGGGTCCCAGATGTCGATGAGGTGCTCGTACCGGCGGGCGTACTCGGCGGTGTCGGGCAGGGTGGAGTCGTAAACCATGGGGATCAGCCCTCCGGGGTGACTAGGTAGTTCAAGGTCAGCTCGGTGCGGCGGTTGCCATCTGCGCCGAGAGGAAGCGGGCCGGATGCCCACTCGGACGAGAGCCCCTGCGTGGGGGGCATGCGGGCCAGCACGGCATCCACCGCGTCGGCGAGGTCGTCGGCCGACTTGGTGTCGCCCGGCTTGCCGCGCACCCGGATCTGCACCAGTCGCCGGCCGCGGTGGTCGTCGTTCGTCAGGGGGCCTGTGCCGCCATAGCGAGTGATGCCGATCGCGCGGTCCGGGGTCGTGCCGATCGGGCCGTAGAAGATGCCGACCACGTTCGTCGGGTACTTCACAGCCGGATCCGGGTTCCACTGACCCACACCGCGGGCCGCGAGGATCTCGGCCAGGGCGACAATCACCTCGGAGCCCTTCAACGGATCACCCCCTGGTTTCCTAGGCGCGCGCACGCGCGGGTGCGACCATGCGGACATGGACATTCAGTGGAGGTCGCCGCGGGTCATCGGCGCGGCCGTCGCCCTCGTCGTGCTCGTGGTCGCGATCAGCCAGGGCATGTTCTGGTCCTGGGAGGCCGTGCAGTACCTCGAGTGGGGAGCTGTCGCCGTGCTGGTCCTGGTCGGCGCAGCGGCCGTGAAGTACCTGCTGCAGCGCAAGCGGGACTAACCGAGCCGACGCCGAATCGCGGCGGCCATGATCTGCTCGACCTCCGCGCGGGAGTCGAGAGTGGCCTTCTCGAGGAACTTCGCCTGCCCCACGGGGTGTCGGGCCGTGAGGTCCTCGTGGACGTAGATGGCGTAGGACACGTCGTTGACGACGGCCGACTCCAGATCTTCCGGCGTGGCCGGGTCCACGGTGTGCCCGCTGCGCAGATCGCCGTACTCGAACGGCGTGAGCGGCACGGCCACGGCGCGCACACGCTCGGCGGCCAAGGTCAGGCCCTCCGCCGCACCCTCACGTACCAGGGCGGTGAGCTGCGCAGCCGACATGCCAGGCATAGCGCCTCCTACTCCAGCGCCAGGTCGACGCCGTCGAGGTCGGGGTCGCCGGTGGCGGGCGTGCTGGTCGTGATGACCCGCCGCTCACCGGTCTCGCCCGGCAGCTGCACCAGGGACCCGGGAGGGGCCACGGTGTTGGCCGGGGCATAGACGGTCGCCGTGGAGACCACCTCGACGCCGCTCGGGTCGCGCACCAGCCGCGAGGACTGGTCCACGAGGGCCAGGACGGTCACGGCGTTCGCGTGGACGTCGCCCATGCCGCCCGAGCCGGTCAGGGCCCGGACCTGCACGGTCTGGTTCTCCCAGTCGGCGAAGACGCTCATCCGTAGACCCCGATGCCGGGCCAGATGGGCAGGTTGCGCAGGTATCCCAGCGCCTCCTGTGACAGGCCGGAGGCAGCACGGGACCGGTCGGCCGCTGCCTGCTCGGCGCCGGCGTAGGACACGGACCGAGGGCCCATGCTCTTTGCCGAAACGATGCCCGGCGAGGTGTCTACCTTGGTGGGGTCGATGCCGGACTCTGCCCACATCGCGACCTGGGCGCACACAGCGTCGCGGAACGCCTCGGCGACCTTCGTGTCCGTGGGCAGGTCGTCGCTGCCCGTGGTGTACACGGCCGAGCGCGTGGCGGCCAGGACCATCCCAGACGCGCGGGCGATCAGGCGCCCCGCGTTCGTGGGCGGGTTCGACAGGCCCCACGGCTCAGCCGCGAGATCGTCGGTGGTGGCGTACATGAGGACCATGGGCACCTCCGGGGTGTTGGTGGCGGGCGCGCAGGACGGCTCATGGCAGGGCAGAAAGGACCCCGGCAGAGGTAGAACCCCGAGCCGACCTTCGCGCGGTATGCGTGGATCACCGGGCACGCGTTGACGCGCCCACCACCAGCTGGAGCGGTGCACGGCGGGGATGAGCCGCCGTGCACCACGATCAGGCCGTGACGGTGACGGCGGTGGTGTCGGTCTTGCCGCGGTAGGTGCCGGTGATCGTCGCCGAGCCGGCCGCCACGGCGGTGACCAGGCCCGCGGCGTTCACGGTCGCCTTCGTGGCGTCCGAGGTCGTCCACGTCGTGTCGCCGGTGACGACCTGCGTGGTGGTGCCGTCCAGCAGCGTGGCGGTGGCCACGAGCTGCTGTGTCTGGCCCGCGGTCCTCGACGTCGTCGGAGGGGTGACCGACAGGGACTCGATGCCGGTCTGGAAGGCGACCATGTGCGCCTTCTCGGCCGCGTCCTGCGTGGCCGCGGTGCCGGACACGGCGCCCGGGGTGACCGGGTGCATGCCCTGGGAGCCGTGGATCTCCGGGGAGATCACGCTCGGGCCGTGCGGGTTGCCGAGCTCGCCGTCCTCGCCCGCGTTGATCGGGGGCAGGAAGTCGGAGGCCTCGGGGTCGACGGCGGCGTCACGCAGCGGCGTGCCGAGCAGGACGTCATCGACGTCGCGGGGGTCAGTCACTGGTCGTCACCCCCCTCGTTCTCCTCGACCGGCTCACCCTGGGGCTCCGGCTCGACCGGGGCGGACCCGATGAGGCTGGAGCGCGCCTTGCCGTTGCGCTCGGCCTCCAGGACGCGCTCGGCCTCCTCGGGGCTGGCCGTCTCCAGGTGGGCGCGCACGTCGTTGACCGAGCGCTTGGACGGGTCGAACGGCTCGGCGTCCTCGTCGGCCACGAGCTCGTAGCCCGCGCCGGCCAGGTACTGCCGGATGCCCGGGGGCAGGTCGCCCTCGAACGTGGCGACGCCGTCCTCGAAGTGCAGGGACGTAGTGCCGTAGACGTCGGTTGCGGTGTACCCCTTGGCGGGGCTGTGGATCTTCATGGGGTCCTCCGGACCGTCGTGTCGTGCGGGGTGCCGCGCGGGCGCGTGGTGGCGCCCGCGCGGCGGTAGGTCACGCGACCTTGACGTTGCGCAGGACGCCCGCGCTCTTCGTCTTCTTCACGACGACGGCGACGGGGCCCATCTCGGCCTCACCGGTCTTCACGGCACCGGCCGTGGAGAAGTCCGGCAGCCAGTTGCGCACGAGCGGACCGGTGGTGGACACGGCGTGCACGCCGTCCAGGCCGAACCGCACGGCGTAGATGTCAGCCAGGCCGGTGATGCTGCCGCCGGAGCCGCCGCCGTCCGTGTCGCGGGACGCCGTGGCGAGCACGTCCGTGTTCGAGCCGGCCTTGGCGCCCGGGTCGACCAGGGGGATGCCGTTGTACGTCTCGACCGGGTCGCCGATCGCGTTCCGCTCGATGCTGTACTGGCCCGCGAACGAGGCGATGGTCTTGAACAGCGCCTTGGCCTTGCGGGGCATGTACAGCGCGTCCGGGCGGCCGTCGAGCAGGCCGAGCCAGGCGTCGATGTGCGCGATGGCCGCGAACGCCTTGGCCTGGGTGTCGATGGCGGTCCAGTCGACGTAGCCCGTGGTGACGCCGTTGCTCAGCGGCAGGTACTCCGTGGAGGTGCCGGTGAGGAGCTTGTTCATGCCGTCGAATCCGTTGGCGTCCACGGCGGTGTCGCCGTTGAAGAACTCGTCGTTGAACTCGGCCGAGGTGGCCTTGAGCAGCTCGCGCATCTGGAACGCGGTCTCGCGCGCCTGGCCGATGCCGTCCAGGATGCGGTCGATCTGGAACGAGCCACCGAGCGGCTTGAGGTCGACGTTGTAGCGCTGCTTGGTCGCCTCGGTCGGGGTGTACTCGCTGTTGATCGCTCGGAAGGCGGCGCCTCGCTGCGTGATCTGGCGGGTGTACCCGTAGGTGAGGGTGGCGCCGCCGCCTGCGGGCGAGACGGCGTCGTCGAAGGTGAGACGGTTCATGACGTCCGAGGACTTCTCGAACTCGTCGATGATCTGGACGTCGACGTCGTCCGTGACGTTCAGCTTCGCCTGGGCGAGGGTGACGGGCATGGTTGCTCCTGGTGAGGGTTAGCGGCCCCGCGCCATGTTGGCGGCGATGGCCTCTTCGAGGTTTGCGGGCTTCGCGACGCCCTCGCCGGACCCGCCGGCGTGGTCAGTGCTCGACGCGCCGGCCACCGGGGCCTGGACGAGGAGCTGCGGGTTGTCGGTGACGGCCTTCTTGACGATCGCGTCCACCTGGGTCGCGAAGTCGTCGGCCGTCGGGTCGAGCTTGTCGAGCTGGCTGTTGACCGACCGGCGGTCCAGCAGCTCGACGGCGTTGGCACCGAGCGTGACGGCGGCCTTGAAGGCAGCCAGCTCGGTCTTGAGCGACCGGTTCTCCCCGCGCAGCCCCTCGGTCTCGGCCTTCGCCTCCTGGGCGGCCGTGGCGAGTGCTGCGGGGTCGGGCGGGGTCTCTTCCTTCGCGAGGCCGAGCGCCTTGGCGATGTCCTGCACGACGGCGTCGCGAGCCTCCTGGGCTGCGGTCTGCTTCGCGTTGGTGCGGTCGGCGCCGTTCTCACGGCGCAGCCGCTCGATCTCGGCCTTGGCCTTCGCCGGGTCGTTCCACGGGCTGTCGGCGTCGGCGCCCTGGTCCGCCTGGGACCCGGCGTCGCCGGCCGTGCTCGTGTCGGTGGTGCCCGCCGCGCCCGAGTCGACTCCGGTCGCGGCGGTTCCGGCGTCGCCCGAAGCGACGCCGGGGGTTCCGGCCGCTCCGGCGTCCGCCGTCATGAACCGCAGCCGCGTGAAGCGGGGGTGGTCCAGGCCGGGGGTGGGCAGGATCGGCAGGGCGGTGGTGCTGGACATGACGGCGCCTCCTGGGCGTTGTCGGTTACCCGGCACCAGGCCGGGGAGTGTGTGGGTCAGGCGACGTTGCCGAGGTTCGGCTGCTCGCGGTTGCGCTGCCGGATCAGCCCGGTCTCGGCGACGTGGTCGCGGATCTTGGCCTGGTAGGCGCGCACGCGGGCGTTGGCGGCCTTCTGCTCCTCGGGGGTGACCGCGGCCATGGCCTCGACCTTGGCCTTGCGGGTCTCCCGCTCGAGGTAGCGCAGCTTCTGCCGTGCAGCCTCGGCGTCAGGGTCGTAGTGCGTGACGTCGGTGATGACGGACAGCCCGGGCAGGTACGCCACGGTGGAGCACCGGCAGTTCGGGTGCCGCCAGCCCTGGCGCTTGGCCTCGTCGAGCGTGCCGGCCACGGTGACAGTGACCTCGCCGTCGCCGTTCGCGCGCGGGACACGGATTCGGCCGGTGGGTCCGGCGTCGGTCCGCAGGATCTTCCCGGACCAGCGCGCGCACCGCTCGCACGCCCCGGAGCCGACCACGATGGACACGAGGCTGACGCCGTTGTCCTGCATGGTCGTGACCTTGGCGTCGTCGTACGCGCGGCGTGTGGCGCTGCGGGTGGCCATCTCGACGTACGACGAGAGCGCCCAGCGCCGCCCGGCCTTGTCGACGAAGCCCGTGACGCCCTGGCCGAGCAGTCGCCGCCACGCGCCCAGCTGGGCGGTGCGGGTCGTGCCGAGGCCCAGGGGAACGTCGGTGGCGAACGCGGCCACGGCGCGGCGGTACACGTCGTCAGGGAAGCGCAGGACCCGCCGGGTGACGTCGTCCAGCGTGCTGGTGAGGTCCGCACGGATCGCGACGGCCGCCGCAGCCCCCGGCAGTACCGTGGTGGCCACCAGGGACGTCGTGGGGGCCACTGCTGCGGCCGTCGTGGTGCTGGTGGTGCCGACGACGGCGGACAGCTCGGCCATGGCCGCCGTGGCACCGCGGGTCTGCGCAGTCTCGAACACGCGGTCCAGGACCTCGGGCGCCGTCTGCTGCAGCCACCGGGCGACCCGGTAGGCCTCGGCCGACAGGGTGCCGAGGTTGAGGATGCGCTGCGGTGCTGACTCGTCCGCCGCCAGCCCTGCGCGGACCTGCATGGCCACGGCGGCCACCAGGCGCCGCTCAGCGCTGGAGAACAGCTCCACGAGCTCGGCGACGAGGCGGTCCAGGCCGTCGCGGTCGTCCGGGATCCACTGCGGCATGGGCTACTCCCCGGCGCTCGGCTCCAGCTCTGGCTGCTGCCCGATCGCGAACGGGTCGGGCAGCGGGCCCGGGGCCTCGGACAGGATGCGGGAGACCTCCTCGGCCACCTGCGGCTCGTCCCAGTCGGGGTGCACCATGCGGACCTTGGTCTCGGTCGATGCGGCCTGGGCGGTGGACAGCGCCTGCACGGTCTGGGCCATGACTAGCGCGGAGTCCTGCACGGTGTCGGGGAAGGAGACCGAGACGGGGTCGAGCCAGTCCAGGCCACGCGCACCGAACACTGCGGCGTCCACGCTGAGCATCTTGCGCAGCAGCTCGGCCACCGCGGGGATCTCCTTGCGGATCTTCCGGTCGCGGGTGCTGAACGACTTCTTCTCGCGGGCGTGGACCTCGGTGGCGGTCATGACGCCGTCGGTGCCGTCGGCCAGAGTGGCGTTGGCGTAGCCGGCGTGGCTGATCGTGCGGCGCACCGAGTCCTCGACGGCGGCCAGGTGCTCCTCGACGCGGATGTCGAACTGCTGCGGCGTGATCAGGCCCTGTCCGGTGTCGCCCTCCAGCGGGGGGCGACGGACACCCTCGTAGACCTCGCGGTCCAGGTCGAACGACGCGCCCTGTCCGGGGCCGCGAGAGTCGAGCATGGACTCCGGCACGATGATCCGGCCCTTGCCGAGCCGGATGTCGCGCCACAGGGACGAGTACGCCTCGTCGGTGGCGTCCATCAGACCCATGATCGGCCCGGCCCAGTCCGACTCGCCGAGGTGGCGTCCGGTGGGGTTGGTGCGCCACTCCTTGGACGGGGTGCGGTTCGGGATGTAGACGACGCACAGGCCGGGCGTGCGAGGTGCGACGAGCACGCCGTCGGAGTCGACGCGGCCGGCGTAGGAGGCGGTGTCGGGGTGCTCGTCGAGCGGGACGGCGTGGCCGAGGCGCTCGGTGGTGCCCTCGTAGAGGCCGTGCAGCACCACGCCCATGCCCATGCTGTCGAGCTCGTGCCGCTCGAGGTGGCGCCAGACCTGCTGGCCGGAGGTGCGCACCACGCGCCAGAACGTGACGGCCTTGAGCGTGCCCCACTCGAACTCGGGCCAGGCGGCGTCGGCGTCCACGGTGGTCACGAACGACCGGCCGGTGCCGCGTGCTGGATCCCAGGTGACGCGGTGGTAGCGACCGCCCAGGGCCGCGCCGACCTCGGCACCGGAGGCCAGGGCGTCGTGCAGGCCGTGCTCGACGTACTCGTCGAGGCGCTCCTGCGTCTGGACACTGCCGGTGGTGGCCACGATGGTAGGCGGCTCGGAGTACATCAGGTCCGCGGAGACGCGCGCGAGGTCGGCGGCCACGGGGATGTGCAGGTGGTCGCCACGGTGGGAGGAGCTGGTGGCCTGCCGGCCCCACCACATCCGCGTCCAGAGGCGGCCGAGCGGCCCGCTGGGGCGGGGCCGGTCCCAGCGGTCGCGGGAGTCGGTGACGCCGCGGCCGTAGACGGCTTCCAGCCGCTCGGGCGTGCCGACGTACCAGGCGTCCCACTCGGCCAGCCGCGGGGTGACGGCGGCGAGCTCCTCGGGGGGCCAGGGTGCGTCGGTGGTGGGGAGAGGCATGCGGGTTACTCCTCTCCGGCGCCGGGCGCGGTGTCGAGTGCTGGGGCCAGCGGGATCAGGTCGCGCCAGGACTGGCGGGGGGTGTAGACGGCGTAGCGCAACGCGTCCGCCTCGTCGTCGTCGGCCTTCACGGGTGCGGTCTCGCCGCGGGCGGTGGCCTTCTCGTCCCAGACGTAGCCGGGCAGCTTCTCGATCAGGTTCTTGCACCGGTCGGACACGGCGAGCTTGTCGACGGCGAGCAGCGAGGCCACGGTGCGAATGCCGGGCAGGACGGGCTTGTGGGCCCGCATGACGTTGCTGTGGCCGTCGTGGAACAGCTGCGTGCCGAACACAGCGGCGGCGGGGTCGTACGCGATCCACTCGGGTGCCCAGCGGGGCCGGGCGACGAGCCAGCGCCGCAGGTCCGCGGAGTGCTCGCCCACGGTCATGGACCCGGGCGCCCACTCGTCGAGCACGTACAGGCGGTGCTCACTGTCGTGGCCGGCCCGGGTGTCGGGCCCGATGCCGAGCAGGTAGCCACGCGTGGGGTGCACGGTGCCGTAGTCGGCGGCGAACATCAGCACGCGGTCCATCGGCGGGATGTCGGCTGCGGCGATCACGTGGCGGTCCGGGTCCCACGAGTCGTACACCGCGCCGGCGGCCTGGACCCACTCGCCGAGGATGAACCGGCGGTACCAGAGGCCGACGTACTCCTTGCAGATCTGCGCGACGTACTCGGGGTCAAGGAACGTGTTGTCCGTGAGCCGGAACTTGAAGATCTTGTACCCGAGCGTGGCGGCCCGGTCGATGACCTGGCGCTTGAACCAGTGCGCGGGTCCGTCGGGGTTCGTGGTGGCGAGCAGGCGCGCTCCGGGGACCGACATGCGGCCCAGGAGCTGCGTCCAGAACGCCTCGGCGACCAGCGTGGCCTCGTCGACGTACGCGCCGGCGACGGTCAGGCCTCTCAGGACCATCTCCGCGCGGGCGTCGGACGCGCCGAGCACGTGCACGGTGCGTCCGAGGATCTGCGCGGTGGGCGCCCCGGCGGTGTACCGGACGTGCCCGGCGAGCTTGCCGAAGATCGCCGGGTCCTGGAGTGGCTGGAAGACGTTGCGGGCGATGCTCTCGCGCGTGCGCCCGACGACGACCAGCGCGCCGGTGGTGGGCGCGGACCGGACGAACAGCAGCCAGGCGATCAGGGAGGCAATGGTCTTGCCGGCGCGAATCGAGCCGTGCCAGACGTTCACGCGGGCCGTGGCCCGGGCGATCGACCAGGCCTGCTTGGCGGTCAGCCCGGTGGCGATGACGGTGAGCATGGCCTGGGTGATGACGGCCGCGGTGCTCATGGCTCCTCGGTCTCGTCCAGGCCGGTCTGGGCGGCGACCTCGCCGACGGCGGCGGCGAATAGGTCGAGGAGCGACGTGGCCTCGGCGATACCGGAGTCGGCGTCGTGCTGCTCGATCTTGAGGGACCGGTCGACGGCAGTGCCGACGGCCTGCATGATCGAGAGCTTGTCGCGGAACGGGGGTTCCTCGACCTCGTGCTCCGTGTAGGTGTTGTCCTTGCCGCCGATGTTGTAGACCTTGGCCGGCGTCCAGAGCGACTCGCGGAGGCGGTGGGCGTCCTGCAGCAGCTTGACCTTGAGGTCGGCGCGCATGGCCCGGGCGTCGAGGATCTTGGCTTCGGTGGCTCGCACGGTGTCAGTCCGGTCGGACCGGACGCCGAGCTTGGCTGCCTGGTTGGCGACGGCGCCCCGAGTCCGGCCGAGCTGTCGGCCGATCTCCGACTGCGGGACGCCGTCGGCGACCATGCGGCGGAGAGCTTCCTGGTCCTCGGCACTCCACGGGCCTGTGGCCATGACGACCACCTCGCCTCCGTCCGGGCATGCGAAAGGCCCGTGGACCTGTGCCGGTCCTCCGGGCCTATCGCTGGAAATTCTCCAGCCAATCAGAGAGTAGGGATTCAGAACGGGCTCCGCAAGGCGACACGCTGCTCACCAGGTGCTCACTCCGGACATGCCACGAGCCGCACAGCGTTGAGGCTGCGCGGCTCGTGGGCTGTTGAGCACCCGCTTGGATAATGCGGGTGTCAGGTTTGTGGGGTGGAGATCTTCCCGCAGCGCGCGCATCGGCGGACGGTGGTCCCGCAGTGCACCGGCCACACGGACCAGGTCACCGTGACCCACGCCCAGCGGTGGCGGTGGAGCCTCACGACACCCTCCACGCCGGGTCGAAGTCCTCGCGGTCGGCGTACGGCTGGAGGAGGGCCTTGACGGCAACATCGGCAGCGTCCTGCCATCCCATCGTGTAGCGGTCCTCGTCAGGCCAGCCCTCCGCGAGGATGCCGACGATCGCCCGCTTGGCCGCGATGTCGGCGAGGGCGCGGGCCGCCGTGATGGTGTACCCGCCCTGGTCGTAGTCGACGTCCCAGATGATCGAGGCGGCAGATCCAGAGGCGTCTTCGTAGTAGTCGACGCGGCCTCGGTCGTTCGGCCGCACCTTCTCCTGGACCTCGCGCGCGACAGCCTCGTCCTCGGCGTACCGGGCGAGCAGGTACTCGGTCTCGGCGCTCATGCCTGCGCCTCCTGGGCGATCCTGGCCAGGTCCTTGCGCGAGATCGTGCCCACGCACTGCCACGTGACGCGGGCAGTGTCGCTGCTGCTGTCGATCTCGACGCTCACCGAGTCGGCGAGCACGTGCCGGGTTTCGGCTCCCGCTGCCTCCAGCACGAGCTGTCCGAACTTCCGGGACGTCTGCGGGTCCATGATCATGCTGCCGATCCTTCCACTCGGACCCGGGTAGCGCGTCGTGCCGCCCGGGTGAACGCCTGCTCGAACGGGTACATGCCGGACCCGTCTTCGTGCTCGGTGATCTGCCCGCGCCGCGCCCAGGTCTGCAGGGTGCGCCACGGGGTTTCGGCCTGGACGGTGACGAGGGCGGTGGCGAGCTCGGAGAGCGTCATCAGCCTGTCGCCGAGGGCCTCGACGACGTACGCGGTCTGCTGCTCCCGGGTCACGAACGTCTCGCACTCAGGGCACGTGGTGGCGTCCTGGTCGTCGGCGAGCCGAATGCCACCGTCGCACCCGGGGACGGCGCACCAGCCCATGAACCTCCCGGCCGCTGCGGGGCCCAGGGCGCGCTCTGCGCGGGTCCTGAGGGCCGACGCGGTGTCCCACCATGCCAGGGCGTCCTGTGGCGTCTCGCAGACCTGTTCGATGCGGCCGGCGGCGTCCTTCCACCGCCGGGTCTCGTGCGGGTCAGGCTGCCAGTCGGGCACGGCGTCCATGAGCTGCTGCACGAGGGCGTCGAGCTCGCGGGCGATGTCGCCGGACAGGTCGGGGCCGGACAGGACGCCGGGCAGGGACGGCTCGGTGGACCGGTAGACCGGCATGCCGGAGAACGCGCGGCCCTGCTGCGCTTCGCGGGCGGCGACGTCGCGCTGGTGGTTGGCCAGCCAGAGGAGGTTGGCGCGGGTGGTGAGGATGCTCAGGCGGTCCATCCCATCGTGCGCGCGGGCGGGAATCGGGGCGACCGCTCGGGCGTGCCGTCGGCTCATGGGGCCTCCTTCGTGTCGAGCCAGACGTCACTCCATGACCCGCTGGCGATGATCAGGTGCGGTGGCGCGAAGGCACCATTGCGGAACACGAGCGCCCCGCCCTCGACGCTGACGTACCCCACGACGGGGACGGCTGGGTCCATGTCCTCGGCCACGTCGGTGCGCAGGACGATGTAGCGCGGGGTCATGAGTTCCCCTCCTCCCGGGCCACCGCGTGACCCTGCTCGTGCTGCTTCTTGACCATCGCCGCCCAGTCCGGGTCGAGGTGCCCGTCCGACACCCACGGGCAGGTGGCGCAGACCGCTTCGTAGACGGTGTGCTCCGCGACGGTGACGACGTGCGGGGTCGGGGCGGTCATGTGCCCAGTTCCTTCCCGGCGGCGATCACGGCGTGCGTCGGG